GACCGATGTCGTCGAGCAGGTCAAGGCGCTCATCAAGCCCGGCGTCTCCGCCGAGGACGTGAAAGGCATCGTCGAGACCGCCTTCAAAGCCCAGCGCGCCGCATCCAAGATGCAGTTCGAGGGTGGCAACGATCCCGAGATCGACACGCCCATCGCGCACCGCTCTGGCAACCTCACGGTCGCCATGAAGCAGCTCCTCAACATCATGACCGGCAAGACCGAGAATGATGGCATCACCGAGACGCAGCTCTCCGACGCCAACCGTCGCGGCGAGCGTCAGGAAAAGAGCGTTCTCATGAACGCCCGCAAGGCCATCACCACCACCGGCGCCGGCACGGGCCTTGAGTGGATGAACACCTCGCTCTCCTCGCAGCTCCTCCAACGCATGTATTTGGAGAGCCAAGTCGCTCAGGCGTTCATCGCGTCCGAAGTGACGATGCCGACCAACCCGTTCAACTACCCGCTCGGCACCACCCGCCCGACGTTCCGCCTCACCGGTGAAAACGCCACGGCGACTGCCTCGCAGTCCGGTTCCGCAGGTCTCGCGCTGAATGCCAAGAAGCTCGTTGGCATCGTCGATTACAGCTACGAGGCCGACGAGGACGCCATCATCGCGATCCTTCCCAAGACCATCGCCGACCTCGGTGATGCCGCTGGCGAAGCGCTTGAGGACGCCATCATCAACGGCGACACCGCCGCGACCCACCAAGACTCCGACTCGCACGCTCTCGGTGCGACCCACTCCGGCAAGATGTTCGACGGTATCCGCAAACTTGTGCTCGCACAGGCTGCGCTGAAGACCTCGCTCGCCACCGGTGGCATCTCGGCTGCGAACATCCTCGTGCTGAAGAAACTGCTCGGTCGCTGGGGTCTCAATCCCCGCAACCTCGTTCTCATCGCGGGTGTCGCCGGCTACAACGACCTCGTTGGCCTCGCCGAGACGCTCACCGCGGAGAAGACGGGCAACGCCGCGACCGCTCGCGTGCTGACCGGTCTCGCGCCCAACATCTACGGCATCGACATCGTGCCGTCGGCGAAGATGCGCGAAGACCTGAACGCCTCCGGCGTTTACGACGGCACTACCACCACCAAGGGTGCGATCTCCATCGTTTACAAGCCGGCTTGGTTGCAAGGTGTGCGCCGCGGCTTCACGTTGGAGACCGACGTGGACAAGAAGGCGCAGACCCGGAGCGTCATCGCCAGCTTCCGCCGCGACTTCAAGCCCATCGAGGCTCTGACGCTCACGAAGGCGGCTGTTCTCGGATTCAATTACACCTCTGGCGCCTGAGTCGCCGCGGCTTGAGGCCGCATGAACTCGCGAGCCGCCTCCTTTACTGGGGGCGGCTTTTTCTCTTTACAGTTATGGGGTTTCCTGCTCTCGTGTAGGCATGAAATTGATGCGAACATCACTATCCGATTGCTGCCCCACCATCGCCGTTTCCAAGGCCGGAGTCTGTGTGGCAGACCCATGCCGCCTCTTCAGTGACGACAAGTGGACTGATTTCCTGCATTCCTTTTACGCAGCTAAGATTACGGGCGTCCGAAGGAATTTCTCATTCCAAGGGGTCGCATTCAGCGTCGAAGAGACGGGTGGTGATGGTTTTTTCGAGCCGGGCATCGCCGTAGATGCTGGCATGATCGCCGAGTTCGATTTAACCGAAGCTAAAAATCATTTGGGGCTAGTGCTTTTTGAGTTCTCGCCCGCAGGATAGTCGCGCCGTCCGCCATGAGCGGAACGGTGCTTTAGGCCGCGTCGCCAGTGATGGCGGGGCGGCTTTTTTTTCGCGTAATGATTGACGAGATGGCCGGAGCGCATCGTTCTCCGCGTCGATCAGGTTCGAGGTCGCTCGATATAAGGGGTTGTGTCGAGCGGAGCAGCCGCCCCGTTGGCTATACGCAGCGGGGCGGCGTGTCTCCGATTCGTTTATACAAAAAACCTCTGGACAAGCGTCGGTTTGATATTCTCAACCTATGGAGAATCCCGAACCCGAACTGATAGAACCTGAACCCGAGCATGAAAACGAATTCACGATTCGGCCAGAATCGGAGCGGTTTCGGACAACGAAAACCGCAATCCTCATCCGTCATGGCCAAATTCAAATATGTGGGCGTCGAGTCCCCTCTCAAACTCGCACAAGTCGGCAACATCGTTACTGGCGATGTCTTCATGGTGAACACTGAGTTGGCTGAAGGTCTCGCACGCCACGGCGGCGACGACTTCGTTCGTGTCGCCGATGACGCGCAAGTCACCGGTCCGCGCGATGCCGGTGGCGTCACGCTGGAAGCCGCCGAGAAGCTTCTCGCTGCTGGCAAGGCGGAGATCGACGCGAAGGCCAGCGCCGCCGCGGACGCTGAGGCTTCTGCTGCTGCTGCCAAAGCCGCCATCGTGGAGACTCAGCCGCATCCGGCAGCAACCGAAGAGCCGCACCCGGCCGCGGTTCAAGAGCCGGCTCCGGCGCCTGTCGTCGAGAAGAAGCCGGCCAAAGCCAAATAACCCGCTAGAGTCGCGCGGGCGGCGAACATCACGCCGCTCGCTTTTTTTGGCCTAGAAATTGACTGCCGAATCCTCTGAGCAAGGGTCGCGCAGTGAACCCGAACCCGAAACCAAAGGCTCTACAATGGAACGCGACGATTTGGCTATGCGGATCGAAGGGCGCCCTCTCAGTGAGCGCGAACACCTTGCCAAGCGGATTGAGGAATCACCGCTGAACAGAATACAGACCGATTTTCTTTTGAGCCGCCTCAAGGTGGCTTCTGCCGAAGGCTGCGCCGCAGTCGTTCGAGATTTCAACAACGAGATGGCCGCATACCGCATGAAGGTTCTAGCGAGCCATCGCGCGTCGAGTGCCAACGGCGGCATCTCCCGACTCACGAAACAGGGGTTCGCCCTTAATACGAAGTAACCATGCCCACCGCGCTCTCAAATCCTTACTGCACCCTCGAAGACGTAAAGTCGGAGTGCAAAATCGCCTCAACCGACCGCAACGATGTGATTGCGGAGGCGATCAACAGCGCGAGCCGCGGAATCGACGAGCGCTGCCGGCGTGACTTCCTGTTCCACGATCACGCGAGCACGGCCTATCGTGTGCCGTCTCACTGCATCGCGGAGAACAAGCTGTTCCTGCTTTGGCCTGTCATCACGTTGACGGAGGTGAAGCTTGTCGCGTCCGACGGGACTGAGACCGTGCTCGACCCGGGCGACTACGAGTTTGAGAACGGGGGCGTCTGCGCGACAATCACGCGCGACGGCCGATGGCTCGTTGAAGACGGCTTCACCGGTGACGGACTCGCTCCGCGCCGCACGCACACGCGCCCGCCGCGCATTTACCTGAAGGGCACGTTCGGCTACACATGGGCCGCAGCGACGGCGCCGGCCGCAACGCTTCCGTTCAACATCCGCCGCGCCTGCACGGTCATCGCCTCGGTTTGGTCCGGGCTGTCCATGAAGCAGATCGTCGGAGCTGGCGGCACGGTCGAGACGGTTTCGCAGAAGACGATCCCGAAAGAGGCGTTGGAACTGCTCAGCAAATACGAGCTGCCGCTCACTTGACGCATGCTCCGGATCGAGACCAACGACGCGATCCTCACGGACAAAGCCGAGCGGGTTGCGCTGCTTGTTCAAGACGGAGCGTTTGACCGCCCGGTCGAAATCGCAGCATGGAAGTGCTACGCGGAACTCGTTCTGCTCACTCCGAAGAAGTGGACAGGCAACCTCCGCCGGAATTGGAAAGTGAGCAGGCCGGCGCTCGGCTCTCGCCTCGTGTTCAACAACTCGAAGGTGATGAAGTTCATCGAGGGCGGCACGGGTAACGCCGGCACCCCGACGAGCAACGGCGGCTACATCTATCCGAAAACGAAAAAGGTTCTGTATATCCCGCTCAACGCTCGCGCCGCAATCGGTGGGTGGAATCGCGGCCTCGTGTTCGGACGAGACTACGTGCTCGCGCGACGCGCCCGCGGAATTGTCGCTCGCCACATCGTTAGAAACTTCCGCCCACGCGCAGGGGAAATCCTCCGCGCCGAGATGAAATCCTTCCTTCAGGAAGCCCTCAAATGAACTACGCCGCCGTCGTCAGAGAAATCCACAACCGCCTCCGCTTCCACGCCAACGAAGGCGGGATGTTGTCCGGGCTGAAAATCTTTCGCTCTGGCAAGTATCGCATCGAAGGAGACGCCGACTTGCCGCAGGTCTCGCTTATCGACCTTGAGTCGAAGGACACGCGCGGCACCGGCACAGGCACGCTGACGATGTGGCTGCGCACCGCCCGGCGCCACGATTGGTTTGCCGAAGAGGGAG